CGACCGATAGCATCGTGTCGGGAACTGCTTCTGGAAATGCCGGCGCAATCGGTGCCGCGCTCACTGCGACGGCGAGCACGGTCGACGGCACGGCGAACGGCGCGGCGGCGGCAACTGGATCGACGCTCACTCCGACCGATAGCATCGTGTCGGGAACTGCTTCTGGAAATGCCGGCGCAATCGGTGCCGCGCTCACTGCGACGGCGAGCACGGTCGACGGCACGGCGAACGGCGCGGCGGCGGCAACTGGATCGACGCTTACTCCGACCGACAGCATTCTCGCTGGTTCTGAATCTGGCGATGCCACCGCCGCGGGATCGACGCTAACAGCGACGGTAAGTTGTTTCGGCGGTGTGGCAGGTGGTGACGTTCTCAATGCGACGGCATTAGGAGACATCGTATTAGCTACAGTTGAATTGATCGAAGGTGTTGCTTCCGGCGTCATCGTGGCACGAGCACAAGGTGGCGGTGCCGGTCGCAGTCGCAATCACGGTCATTCTGCCCCGGCATGGAAATATCCGACTCTCAGCGTAGTGAGATCGGCGTCAGCACCATCACGGACGATTGAGTGTACAACAATCTTGCTCACCGGCTCCGCAACGGCGGATGCGAGGGCAAAAGGAAAAGCTCTACGAGTTAAAGTTAAAATCGTCCGCGGCAAGGCACGCGGAAGCGCTACAGCGCGCGGCGCTGTGATTGATATGAAATCCGATCTGTTGCCAGGAACGGCGGATGGTTTTGACGCCATCGCCTACGACAACGACTTTCTTCTCGCCGCCTAAACCGAGGACATCAACATGCGCAATCTTGAGATTTTCGTCGCGCCGACAGAATTCAAATTTGTTGGCGATGCACAACCCGGCGAATTCGAAGGCTATGGAGCCATCTTCAACAAACTGGATTCGCATAAGGATGTGATCGCGCCGGGCGCCTTCACGGAATCGTTGGCCGAACACAAGGCCAAGGGCACGCTTCCCGGTCTCTACGTCGAGCATAGCGCGTTCGTCGGCGGCGATCCGCTGCCGGTCGGCGTCTATTCCGAAATGAGCCAGGATAATCACGGGCTCAAGGTTAAGGGCAAAATCAGCGCGCTCGACACCGATCACGGTCGGCGCATTCGCGGATTGATGCAGGACGGTGCGCTCAGCGGATTGTCGATCGCCTATACGGTGCCGCCCGGCGGTGCCATCATGGGCAAGTCGCAGGGTGAACCGCGCCGCAAGTTGATCAAGGTTTTGTTGCACGCCATCGACATCGTGCGAGATCCAAGCAATTCCGCCGCGCGCATCCAGGAACTCAAATCATCTTTCATGCACCGGCTCAAATCGACCGATAGCGTAAGCACGGTCGATCCCGACGGCGATGACGATTTCGATCCTGATGTTGATGGTGCGGTCAACTCTCTGGCTTCTGCCATCGGCATGCAAGACAATGTCATGAACGCCGGCTATGGTCTGATGAGCTCGACCAACGGCAAGCATGACGCCGTTCTCATGAATCATTTGCAGGATGCCCATGCGGCATTAACCGGCGATCGCGTGCCTGATGGCGTGACCGGCTGGACGAAAAGCGCAACCATTGGCGGGATACGGACAATCCTCGTGAAAGAGTTAGGTCTGTCCCGCAAACGAGCAGATGACGTCGCCAAACTTCTGTTCGGATCGCTACCTCGTGATGAGGGAAGCAACCAGGCAAACCATGTCGGCACCAAGGACGCGGTGAAAGCTCTCAGCGCGCAACTGGCCGATTTTTCCCTCACGAAATAACGCCGCAACGGCGTTTCACCCCAAACGAGGAATGTGATCATGAAAAACGTCACCCTTCTCAGAATCTCTTCGGCGCTGCTGGCGGTTGCCAGCATGACGGCCGCAGTCGGTTCCGAGATCAATGCTCTGCAGAATCGTCCCATCCCCGCCGGCATCTTCGCCTTAGCGCATCCGTTCGGTCGCGGCGTGGTTTTTGAAGCGCCGAACGACCAAGGTGGTGCTGGCAACGTCACCGAAGTCGAGCTCAAGGCGCTTATGGCAGGTCTGACCAAAGCGACCGTCGAGGTCAAGGAATGGCATAAGACCTCAAAGAACGAGATCGAAACTCTCGGTAAGCTGACCAAGGAGACCAAGGACGGCGCCGACAAAGCGCTGAGCGAGATGAATACCAAGCTCACCGCGCTCTACGACGACTTCGAAAAGAAGACCGGCGCGCGTATCGGCGACATCGAACAGAAGATGGCCCGTCGCATTGGCGGAATGCAATTCGAGGAAACCAAGTCGGCCGGTCAGGTGGTGATCGAAAACGAGGCGGTCAAGAGCACACTTCTGGGTGGGGCCCGTCGCGGCGCCATCTCAGTCGTGATGGAACGCAAGAACATCACCAGCAACGTGGCTACCGTCGGCTCCGGTGCCTCTGCGGCAACCTCCCTTGTCGTTCCGCAGCGTGAACCGATGGTCGGTCTGCCTCAGCGCAAGATGACCGTGCGTGATCTTTTGACTCCCGGAACGACGATCTCAAGCAACATCGAATACCCGGTGGAAACCGGTACGGTTCCCCCGACGATTGCCGCCACGGTTGTTTCGGAAGGTGGGCTCAAACCGCAGGGCAATCTGACCTACGATCTGAAAACTTCTCCGGTGCGCACGATCGCCTGGATCATGAAGGCATCGCGTCAGATTCTCGACGACGCGCCGCAACTGCAGAGCTACATCGACGGCCGTCTGCGTTACGGCCTCGAATATATCGAGGAAGTGGAATTGCTGACCGGCGACGGTACAGGAAACCACATCTTTGGACTCGTGCCACAGGCGACGGCCTACAGCGCGGCATTCTCACCGACTGACATCCAACAGATCGACAAGCTGCGTCTTGCCGCGCTGCAGGCAGCGTCAGTCTCTCTGTTCCCGTCGACAGGGTATGTCGTTCACCCGACAGACTGGGCACGAATCGAAACTTTGAAGAACAACCTTGGTAACTATATTATTGGTGATCCCCAAGGAACCCTTCAACCGATGCTGTGGAGTCTTCCTGTGGTCGAGACGATTGCGATGACGACCGGCCACTTTCTTGCTGGTGCCTTCCGGCTCGGAGCGCAGATTTTCGACAGAATGGGCATTGAGGTCTTGATTTCGACGGAAGATTCCGACAACTTCCAGCGAAACCTCATCACCATAAGGGGCGAAGAGCGCCTGGCTCTCGCCTGTTACCGACCCTCGGCATTTATTTATGGTGCCTTCTAGTAAGTAACGAGGGAAAAGAGTCCTTGCCATAAGCGAGGCAGGATGACAAAATGCGAAACCCGCCGAGACTTGTGATCTCGGCGGATTTCTAACGCCTCCGAATGGATTAGATTCGATGACGCTGATAAATGAATACACCCCTAAAGTGCCGTGCTGCAAGAAATGCGGAGGGTATTTTGAAACACCCCCATCCCGCAGCAACCTTCCTCATTATTGTGGCCCGTGCGGGATCGCGGTGAGGCTGGCAAATGGTGCCGCATCCGCCGAGCGCCGTCGCCGCCGCAAAGGAATTCCACTTAGAAAAGGCACGCAGATTAAGTGCCATGACTGTGGTGATCTCGCCGAACGCGGTGATCACGGGACCAATCGGATGCGGTGTGTTCCATGCGCCGAAGACCGGCGCCTGGAATTGGCAGTCGCGAGAAATACAGCGGCGGGCGAGGCCAAGCGGCAGGAGCGCCGCGCGAGAGGACTCCCGATTCGTGGTGATATTCTGAAATGCGTTGATTGTAAGCAAGATTTTATCTTTAAGAACAATGACAAAACCGATTGCTGTCGGCCCTGCGCATATAAGCGCAATCTTAAGAAAATTAAGGAGAACTACCCAGAGTTAGCGCGGATTCAAGGCAGGACATCATTCGGCTCTCAAATATTATGTGGAAACTGTGAGCGTACTTTCGTATTTACTGCACAATGTCAAAAATATTGCCCTGAATGCCAGAATAGAGGGCCAGAGGTTGTAAAATCTCGCTATCTTGAATGTAAGCGCATACGTGCAAAAGAGAGACGACTGACGGACCCTACGTGGGCTCTAAACCAGAGAATGCGAACGGCGATGCGGCGCGGTCTTGTCGAGCGTCGGCCGCGCGGAAAACTGCAAAGACTTCTCGGTTGGAGCATCAATGATCTAGCCATTCATCTTGAAAAGCAATTCAAAGACGGGATGTCGTGGTCAAATATGGACAAATGGGACGTTGATCACGTAGTTCCGCTCGTAAAGTTCAAGTTCACGAGCAATCGAAGTCCAGAATTCAGAGCGGCATGGGCCATTACCAATCTTCAACCCATGTGGTCCGGTGAGAACCGCAAAAAGAGCGCGCATCGCCTTTATCTTCTCTAGGAGAGAATTATGTCAGTTCGAATGAAAGCCTTGCGCTCCTGGCACAATGCCGAGCACGAGGGCACTGTCCATATTGGGCAAGAATTTGAAGCAACGGATGCCCGCGCTGGTGATTTGGAACGCGCACAATTGGCGGCGCGCGTCACATCGGCAAAGCCGAAGATTGAAATTCAATCGCAGGTGCCGCGCCCTTTGGAATTCGGCGATCATGGCGGTGTCATACAGCCGTCATCGTCGCCAGCGGTCCAAGCGCAGCCAACGAAAACCTTGCGCAAGCCCGCGGGCGAGCGAAAGTTCTTGTAGTCAATGAAAGTTGGCGGCTCGCTCCTTGGGCGGATGCCCTTTATGCGGGCGATGGCAAGTGGTGGGTTTTGAATGCCGGCGTGTCGGAATTCAAGGGAGATAAATTCACCTGCTTCAGGGAGACTTGCGAACTATATCCCGCACTGCAATTTATCGAATGTGTCAATCCCGGCGAGGGCTACGAAGGCTGCAATCGCATCATCACAGCTCCGGGCTATATCGGCGCCGGCGGCAACAGCGGATTTCAGGCGATCAATTTGGCGGTGCAACTCGGAGCGCGCCGCATCGTCCTAGTCGGCTTCGATATGCGGGTCGACAACGGCGTTCACTGGCATGGTGAACATAGAACGGAGCTCGGGAATCCTGGTCTCGATAACGTAATCAAGTGGCGACGCATTCTTGATGAGGCCGCCGGCGATCTGGCTGGCATGGGTATCGAAATCATTAACGCGAGCGCGTGTTCGGCGCTAACCGCATATCCGATCATGAGTTTGGAAAAGGCACTAAACCGTGATTGTGATGAGGGCGCTAAAGCCTTGGTTCAACGCCGAGCACGAGGGCAACGTCGAAGTCGGGCAGATATTTATAGCGAGTGAACAGCGCGCGAAGGTGTTGGAAGTCAACGGGCTTGCGACGCGGGATGATGAAATAGCGAATGGCGCCCGAACGGCGGCGACACTCATACCTCTTCTAATCCAGGGCATGCACGGGCTTGGCGACAACATCCATCAGCGCGCGGTGATCCGGCAACTGATGGAGCAACACGAAATCTGGCTAGAGACGCCTTGGCCATGCGTTTATCACGATCTAGTCGGCCCGCGGCTCAAGCTATTGAATAAAAATTCGTATCTGAGAACGCAGGCGAAGAACGCAAAACGAGAGGCAAAGAACTATTCGCGAATAACATCGGTCGCCGGCATGAAGGCGATGCGCATCTGGTACACGCATGACGGCATCCGCAAGTCGGGTTTTCTCGGCGCGATGATGGATAATTGCCGGTGCGATGATGCAGCGGCCGACTATCGCATGCCGATTGCGGCAAAGTGGATTAAGAAAGCGCATGCTAAACTCGAACAATGGCAACCGACAAAGCCGTTGCTGATCTATCGACCGTTGGTCGAGCGCATTGAATGGAATGGCTGCGCAGCGCGCAATCCTGATCACGCTGCTTATGCCGCGTTGTTCAATTCCATCCGCGAATCATTTTTCGTTATCAGCATTGCCGATACCGCTCCTGGCAAGGAATGGATTGTCGGGCCGAAAGTAAAAGCCGACGTCGAATGTCATGAAGGTGAACTCGATTTCGAGACCATCGCCGCGCTGACGGCTTCGGCTGCGCTGATGTTCTGTTCGCCGGGGTTTGCTCTCATTCTCGCGCAGTCCGTGAGCACTCCTAACGTCTGTGTCTTCGGCGGCCACGAAAGTTCTCGGCTCTATTCGGCCGGGGCAAGGTTTGCGCCATTCCTGGGCATCGATCCTATCAAACCGTGCGAATGCTTTAGCAAAGATCATCGATGCGCCAAGGCAATCGACTTGCCGAAGGTGCGAGCAAGACTGGAAGAGTTTGTTTATGTCGCTACCGAAGGTTCCAAAATCGCAACTCGATATCCGGGAGATAAATTGGGCCGGACTTCCAAAGCGGTTCATGAATCCGGGCGAACTCGAAGTGCTGATCGCACTCGTTCGCTCGGTGCATCCCAAGGCGGTGCTTGAATTCGGGGTGAATGAGGGGCGAACTGCCAAGGCTATTCTCGACAATATTCCCGGTATTGAACACTACCAGGGCATCGACGTACCGCTCGGCTATGTCCCAGCCAAGGCGGTGCAGGCGAACGAAGTTCCAGCACAGCCCGGTCATCTGGTAAAAAGTGATCCGCGTTTCGAATTGATTCTGCGCCAGCACGGCTCGCATGATCTTAAAGTCGCCGATCTAAAACTCTGCGATGCGGCATTCATCGACGGCGATCACAGTTTTAAGGGCGTGATGCACGACACGGCGCTGGCCCGCAGGCTAGTGCGCGGAGGCGGCATCATCGTCTGGCACGATTATCATGATCTTGGAACCGTCGACGTGCGCGACGTGCTTGATGAGTTTCACAAAGCCGGCGACGATATCGTTCACGTCGAAAGTACATGGCTGGCGTTCCAGTTGGTGTGACGGTGAAAGAATTCGTGGTGATGGTGGTTGTTCGTGGCCGCGATGAAGCAAGTCCAGAGTTATTAAAGACTTGCGTTGAAATCCTTTTGCATCGGGCGCGGCGGTTTTCTCCGGACAATCGATTTGATTGGCAGTCGTTTGATGTGATTGTTGATTATCAGCCGGACTCACACAATAAGCGGTGAACAATGTCACTCATTCTTGTCACCGGCCCGGCTGTTGAGCCATTGACCGCCGCGGAAGCGAAGGCGCGGCTCAATATCGGCAATGAGGTTTCCGACGATGTGATCAAGGCGCTGATCACGGCTTCACGGCAGATGATCGATGGTAAGGATGGATGGCTCGGCCGCGCGATCAATACGCAGACTTGGGATCTGGTATTGGATCGCTTTCCGACCTCAAATTACTACTACCAGGAAAAGGGCTTCTATCCGCAGGAAGTCTGGTATCCCTATCCGCAAGAGGTTTGGGGGCAATATCCCTATTCATCGAAAAGGCGCCACGGCATCACCATTCCGCTGCCGCCCTTGCAGCAAGTCGTCAGCGTCACCTATCTCGACATTAATGACGCGGTGCAGACGCTCGATCCTTCAACCTATGTCGTCAATTCGGATGCGCCGAGCGATCTCTCGCTGATCGAGAGTGCGACCTGGCCGACGGCGGCGTTGCGCGCCGGCGCCGTCAAGCTCCGCTTCATCGCAGGCTACGGCGATGCCGGTTCCGATGTCGACGAAACAATCCGCATGGCGATCGCGCTGCAGGTCAGCCATTTACGGTCGCTTACACAACAGAACTTATTCATCAGCCGAGAAAACCTTCCCGGCGTTATGGATACGAGCTGGACGATGGGCGGCGGCGCAGAAGCAGCGCTTAGCGGCGCGGTAATGGCGTTACTGCAAAATCTGCGCGTCTGGAATCATTGAGGTTGGATCAGCATGGACAATCCCGGCGTCTATCCGCTCGCCTCGCTTAATTTGACGGCCGCGCTTTCCGCGCAGGTGCAGACGGCGATCATCGATCTCGACGGTATGACGGCGGTCACGCTCGATGCGGAATTTGGTTGGGGTAGCGGCGGTGTGACAGCAACAGCGAAGGTGCAAACATCGTTCGACGGCGGAACGGTATGGTTTGACGTGGCGGAATTTGATTTCACCACGGCATCACGCAAGGCGGTCTGTAATTTGTCCGGGCTATTGTCGAAAGCGGTGGCGACTTACACGGCGTTGTCGTCGGAGGGCGTCATCGATGGCGTGCTCGGCAATATGCTGCGCACCGTTGTCTCGACGACAGGAACGTATGCGAATACGACGCTGGCGGTACGCGCTTCGGTGCGCTGATGAGCAATTACATCGCATCGCTTGACAAGCAACTGGCGAAAGTTGGCGAACAGATCAAGTTGCGCCGCGTGGTCGGCACCGCACCCAATCAAATCTTCATCGATGTCGAATGTCTGGCACAGGTTACTTTCAAGGCGGCTGAGGATCTGGTCGGCTCGGTCAGCATGAACGAATATGTCTGCATCCTTTCGCCGACCGAGATCAACAAAGCGCAATGGCCAGGGGCGCAGCCGCCAACAGTGACAGGCGACGCCCGCATTCCAAGCAAGACGCGCGGTGATTTGGCATTTGTGCGCGGGGCATGGCGGGCGGTGCAGACAGCCGCAGGGCAATATCCAGGTGCGGAATTGGTCAGGATTGATATGCGGGTTTTGGGCTGATGTCGAGCTCGCCGCAATTTGTTTCTCAGCAATTCAGCGTTGCCAAACAAAACACGCTTGCGGCAACGCAAAGATTGATCGTAACGACAGCGAAGACTCGCCACGGCGAGATAATGAATTCCGACCCACAACCCGGATCGTTCCGGCGATGGGTCGACGGTGTACTCAGTGTCGCAGAGGAAATGGTTAAGCCGGATGGTATAATAAAATATAATTATAATCGGCTTGATCTGGTCGTTCAATTTGCGATGGAAACGCTGTTCGAAAAGTCGCCAGTGCTAAGCGGAGATTACCGAAACGCACATACAATTTTTATGAATGGCGTAGAGGTCAGTAATTTGGCCGATTATAAATCTGGTTATGAAATTGTAATTTTGAATCCTCTTCCATATGCGCGAAAAATTGAAATTGGCAAGATGAAGATGACGGTTCCCGGAACCGATCAAGTTTATCACCAGGCCGAGCAGATTGTGAAAAGTAAATATGATAATTTTGCAAAAATTGCATTTGACTATCGAGGTGTTGTCGATGGAATTGTGTTTGGAAAGTCTGGGCCGCGGCCAAAACGAACAGGGCCAAAACCCGGTCGAGAATCCAAGCGACCAGCTGCGGCGCAAAATAGATCAGATCTTCGCTATCCCGCCCTCGTAATTTCCGAGCGATTATAAAATGGCGGACTATGCCGGCGCGGTTGCGGCCATCCAACAGCGGTTGCGGGATAATTGGTCGACAACAGAGATCGCGTTTCAGAATGAAACGCCGCCCGATCCGTGGCCTCCCGTTGATGGCAATGGCAATCCGGCGCCGTGGGTCGATCTCGAAGTCATCCAGACCACAGGCAAGCCATACGCGACGGGGACGCCAGGCGCGCAGATTTGGCTTCACATCGGATTGATCTATGCCCATGTCTTTGTACCGGTGAACAGCGGAAGCCTAATCGCGCGGCAGTATGCCTGGTCCATCGGTGAAATCTTCCGCAACCAAATATTCTACAACGACACACCTCCAACTCGCGTTCGCACGATCACACCCAGCATCGATGGCGGTGATAGCAGCGCGGACAATGCCGGCTGGTGGCGAGTAACGACGACGATCGATTTTGAATTCTTTTACTCCGGTTAAGCCATGTCGGCGTGACGCCCGCGCCGCATCGATGATCTTGTGAGCTTGGGCAACTCGCAAATTTCGGATTCCTTGAAAGGGAGCCCAGGCCATGGTCGCACCAACTTATCAGACGAATTTCAATGGTTATACTGCCTTCATGCTGCAAAGTGGGATTGGCACTCCGCAATCCGGAGCAGGTGCCACCATCCTGCGGCAGACCGGCGGCACGCCGGGTAAACTGTCCAAGGCTGCGATCGAGAGCAAGGAAGTCCGCCGCGATGCGCAACACACGCGCGGTCGTCACGGCATGCAGACGGCGATTGGTGGTCCCTACGCTTGCGAATTGTCGGTTGGTTCATTCGATCCAATTCTGCAGGCGGTATTGCGCGGCAGTTGGGATACCGAGATCTCGGTGGCGGCGGCAGATTTTACATCAGCCACGACCACTGCAAATACCATCGTTTGGGCCTCGGGAAATCCAATCACCAAAGGAATCCGGGCCGGCGATGTGATCGAGATTACGGCATCCGCCACCAGTGCCAACAATGCCCGCGACCTGCGCGTAACGGGTGTTTCGTCGACCGCCATTACGATCGATGAAACACTGACCGTTGATTCCACTCCAGACACCAGCCTTACACTGAAGCGTCGCGGTCGAAAGGTTATTATGCCGGCGGGCGGATCGTTGGTGAACAGTTATTTCTCCATCGAGGAATTTAATTACGACATGGGCAAAAGCCGATTTTTCCAGGATTGTCTCTGGAAATCGGTAAAGATCGCCATGGCGCCGAATGGAATCATCACCTTCGAACCGTCGTGGGTCGGCACCGGAAGCATGGTGCTGGAATCTTCAGCAGTTCTAACCACGCCGACTTTGCCAACCAGTCAGCCATTGGCGGCGTTGGATGCAGTCTTGAGCATCGGCGGCGTCGATCAGGTTGATCTTACTTCGTTCGACGTCACGATCGACAATGCGGCGGTGGCCCCCGCGGTTGCCGGTAGCAAGGTTTCTCCGACCGTGCTTCCCGGTATGAATACCGTGGTGATGAATCTCAAGTTCTTGCGCAAAGACACAACCTGGGACGCCGATTTCCTGAACGAAACAAGTCTTTCGTTGAAGCTAATGGCGGTCGATCAGACAACCGAGCCGAAGAACTTCATCTCGATCAATGTGCCGTATTTCACTCTCGGGTCGGCCGATGTGTCGGCGATGAGCACCGCCGGCGGTGCGGCGGAGACGACGATCTCGATTCCATCTTCTCTTGTCGGTCATGATCCGACTGGGGCGGGGAACGATGACACGATGATAAGTTTCCAAGTGAGCAATAATAGCTAATCGCAGAGCGATTAGAGCTCGGCGCCGAAACCGCCGACGAGGTTGTCGCGACAGCACGGCGGGCGCGGGTTCGGCCGCGTCCGCCACTCCTACCGAACGAGGAAAACACCATGACAAATCCGAAAGCCGTCGAAGACTCCGAAAAGATCAAGCCGATCGATATCGATGTCGGGGATTTCGATGCCGCCGACGAATCCGACATGACCGTCGAGCTCAACGGCAAGCTTACGACATGGATATGGACCTTTGCCGGGCCAGGGCATGACAGAACGGTTGCGCAATCAAATCGGCTATCGCGTGAGCGGTTGCATCGCGACCGCGAGCAGGAAGCATCTCGCGTTAATGGCCGCAAATGGAAGGCCGACGAAGATACTCCCGATGAGATGCGCCAGCGCAATGTCGGTTTTGTGGTGGAGCGTTTGCTGCGCTGGACGCCGATCAAACTCAATGGCGAGGAATTGGCGTTCTCAAGCGAAGCGGCCAGCAAACTTCTGGGCGATCCGCGCAAAGTGTCACTATTGACACAAGCACTGGAATTCCTCGGTGAGCAGAAATCTTTTATTCGGCGCTCTGCGACGAGTTAAGAGCATTCGCGGAGCGTCACTTTGTGCTCAATGCGGCGGATAAGGACGGCTTCTCAAAGCGAGAAAAGCTGGAAGGCTTGATCCAACGCTCACGCAAGCCGGAAAAACGGGCGGAATACGAAGCCGATCTTGCCTGTCCTCCTTTACCACCCTCGCTGATCTATCTGTGGAACACGTTCAATCGATTGTCGTCGCGCCGCAGTTCGAATGGGTTCGGGGTTAATCCGATCTCTTGGGCCGATATCGATGCCTTCGTGCGTCACAGCAAGTTTGCATTGGCACCATGGGAAATAGAGACCATCGAAGACCTCGATAGACTGTTCCTCGCTGAAATCTCCCGCAATCAATCTGAAAATAAGCCACCGAAAAAGCCGCAAGAATAAGCATGGCAAGCGAACAAATCGTCACTGAACTTACCATCGACTCCAGCGGTGCTCAGCGTGGGCAGGCTGACTATGTGAGTACTTTGAATGCGTCGGAGCAGGCGATCAATAAACTGTTAGCCGCCAATGATAAATATCAACTTGCGTTGACGAATCAGCAGCGCACGATGGATTTGCAAGTTCAGGCGACCAAACAAGTTACCGCGGCCAATAGTGATCTTTCCAGAAGCATGAGTGCCGCCAACGATAACGTGCAATCTGCCGGCAAGGGGTTTTTGTCTGCCGGGGTAGATTTTGCGACGGCGACCAATCATCTAAAGCTAGCGGCATTGGGTGCCTATGCACTGGTGCCGGCTTTTCGTTCGTTTGTTAATTCGGAGATCGGTCCGGGAATAAAACTAATCACAACAACCATAGGAACAATTGCGCCGACGGCGGCCGCTGCTGGTGGAGCAATTACTTCTGCATTGATGCCGGCGCTGGCGTTTCTAAGTGCTATTGCCATTCCTGTGGCTATTGGAGCGGCAGCCATTGTTTTGTTTGGCAAAGCGGTGTCTGACGGTGCTGATCGCATCAAAGAATTGAATGACGTAAACAATGAAGCTGCTAAGCTCATGACGAATACCACATTCTGGCAGCAACAAAAGAAAGGCGCGGAGGATATGGGCATCTCGGTCGAGAATTTAACCGCGATGTTTACTAAATTTAATGAGATAAGTCAGCCAAAGTTGGGTGGTAGTGATCTTCAAAAGAGTGTTGATGCACTCACTGCCGCTGGCAATTTCCAGGGAAATTCAGGCGTAGCCGAACTTAAAGCAGCCACCGACCTTCAATCTCGTTGGACTGCTATTACAGATTTGATCACTGAAGCCATAAACAAGGGTGAGCGATTGGCTGCACTTGATATTGCAGCCAAATTTATGCCGCCCGGAGTCTTGGTTAGACAGAAGCAATCAAATGATTTGCTTGACCAGTTACGCGACAAGGCCACTGAGGCCGCGGCGCCATTTGATTTGATCGCGGTGGCCGTCGGGGTTTCACTTCAATCTCGTCTTGATGCGGCTAAAAAGACTATCGCTGATTTTAAGGTTCCTATGCTGGACCTGACTAGTTTGGGATTAGTCATCTGGGGTCAATGGATCAACATCGTTGAGACCTTTGCCAGCGCATTGGGCTGGGTCGATAAATTGATTGAGAAGATTGGTAACGGGTTTAAGGATGGGCCTCCTATACTCTTTACGAGTGATCAAGTCAGCATTGGTGCTCTCATCTTAATGGTGTGGGGAGGGATCGTTGGCTATATCCAACAAATCCCCAACTTAATTCCTGACAATGTAATGAGTGGCTTCAGGGTTATAAGCCAAGGAATTAAAGACGTCTGGGATGGCATAGTGGCGGGGATCGCGTGGGTAAGAGACCACACACCTAGCCTTCCGGGGGGCACGCCAGGTAAAGATTATAGCAGCTTGGCGCCGACTGAGGTTCCCGGTGTCAGCCTGGTACAGGTTCCGCCTTCACTAGCCGCACTTGACCAGACCATTGTTGATTACAACGATATTAACAAGGCTCTCGACTTGATGGCCAAGAATACGAAGGCTGTTGCTGTCATCCAAGGCACCGCAAATGCCAGTCTTAAAGATACATCACAGCCTATTGTTGCAGGCATCAACGCTGAAAGAGATGCCTTCGATAAGGCCGTCGTGTCCATCGAAAAACACATCGGCGCATTGGCGGCCGAGTCATTGACGATCGGGCAGTCGGTCGGCGCCATCGCCGGCATGAAGACCGAATTCCAATTGCTTGAGGCTGCCAAGGAAGCCGACAAGGAAGCAACGGACGCGCAGAAGACGACATGGGATCAGCAGATCGCAGCCTATACCACCTTACGCGCGACAATGAGCAGCAAGCAGGCGCTCGATCAATCCGGCATTGAATTGACCGATGCGCAGCGCGCCGCTTTCTTGCGGCTGCCGCCGGCCATCGATGCGTCGACTCAATCCTATGAAAAATTGAAGGTCGCCAGCCAGATTAGTTTTGATCGGCAAACCGCATTGCTTTCGCCACAAGACGTGCAGATCGCGCAACAGCTCAAGGGCATTTACGGCAACGACATCCCGGCCGCCTTGAATAGCTCCGAAGCTGCCCAGATACGCTTCAACACTGCATTGAAGGACGTGGGCACTCAGGCCGGGACTTTCGCCTCCGGGTTTGCACTCGATCTTTCGCATGGCGTGCAGATCATGACTGCGCTGCAAACGGCTACCCAGAAACTTGCCGATACGCTGATCGATATGGCGGCGAAACAGCTTATGTCGACGTTTCTCAGTGGCGCCGCGCCGAGCTTGCTTAGTGGAGCATCGAGTACAGCCACACAGACGGCCGGCGCGACCTCCGCCGCTACGATTCTGACTACGGCCGGTGCATCGGTTGCCGCTTCATTTGTTTCCGGTGCCACCGCCGCGGCTTCAATTCTCGGCATTGCCGCGCCGGCCGCAGGTGGGGAATTGGCCGCAGGCGGCGCGGCCGCCGGAGTTGCTACGGAATCAGGCGGTATTTTGGCCGGGATTACGACTGCACTAGGCGGCACAACCGCGGGGGCGGCTCTCGTCGCTGGCGGCATGGCTGTTGCGGCGGCATTAGAAGGGCCGCTCGGCATAATGCTCGTGCTTGCCGCCGCCGCCGTCGGGTTTTCTTTTATTGAATCGAAACAACAAAAATATGATCAGGCGGAGCAGGCATTCCAGCAGGCGCAGGATTCCTGGGCCAAGATGGCGATCGCGGTCGCTGCCTGGACCGCGACCATGCAAGGCAACGTCGTCGGCACGCTCGGATCGAGTCTCGCCAGTGCTACCGCACAAGCACAGACCTATGCCGATGCCGCACACGCCGCCGGGCGATCGAGCGATCAATTGCAGGCGAGCCTAGAAACATTCGCCGTCGCCGCGGCAACCAAATTCGTCGGCTCGTTCGACGTGATGATCGAGGCGATGAATCAGGGACTCGGGGATAATAGTCCGGCAGTAAAGGCGGCACAAAATATCCAGACGATCGGCACTGCGCTGCAGGGTTTCCTTTCTGATACCGCGATGCTCGCCGGAACAGGATCGTCTGCTTATGGCGCCGCGCAAAGTTCGGCGCTGAATTATGCCGTATCGCTTTTGCAGACCGCGCCAGTTCTTACGACCGTACAGACCGCGCTTTTGACCTTGCGCGGTAACGCGCAACAATTGCAGCAGACGCTACAAGACCTCGGCATGACATCGACGCAGGCCGCCGCTTCCATTGCGTCCGGGGTGAAGGCCGCACTCGCACAAATCTCGACGACATTCACGCAAGGTCTGCAGGCACAGATCAATACCGCACAGGGCAAGGATTATCTCAATACGACTGGGGCTCTTATTACCTCAAGCGTGAGCAATCTGAATGACGCGCAATTACTCGGGACCGATCCGAAACAAGTGGCACTGGCGTTCCAAACGCAAGCGCAGCAGATTGTTGATAGTGCGGGATTGGTTGGAGCATCATTCCAAGACTTCATTAATCAATTTCCTCAACTCGCCGGCGTGGTGCATGTATCGACGACCGCGCTCCAGACATTGACCGCTGCCCAAACTGCGGCTCAGACGGCGCAACTAACGGCGCAGACCAACTACGATACTGCCCTTAGAGCCGAACAAACGACGGCCTTAACGGCGCAAGCGACAGCTCAGACCACTTACTATAATGCCCTTAGGACTGACCAAACGACGGCTTTGACAGCGCAGACGACAGCGCAGACGAGATTGACAACCGCACAAACTGCGGCAGTCGCTGCAGTGCAATCTCTCGCTGATGCAACGACCCAGTTTTATTCTGGACTTCAAACAACGATTTCAACTTATCTGCACGGCTTAAACACCGGATCATCATCCCTATCGCCACAAGCTGCGCTCACGGCCGCTCAGTCTGATTATAATGCGCAACTCACTTTGGCGCAGAGTGGTGACCGAACTGCGCTCGGAAGCATTACAACATACTCAACAGATCTGTTGACTGCAGCAAAGAATTACTTTGCCTCGTCGAGCGGATATCAAACAATCTTGGACAAGGTGGAAACGGAATTAACGGCACTGCCTGCTTTAGCGCAGCTGGCCGATCCGATTGTAGCGCAGCTACAGCAAGCCAATGCCTTTCTTGCGCAGAATAATATGCTGACCGTAACTGGCAACACTAATACGTCCACTGGGAACACTATTGCATCAACACAAGCAGAACTTATTTCCGCGCAGAACGCAATGGTGGGTGTAAACAATGCTCTAGCGGTCGCCAATAATGCTCTAACCGCAAATGGTCTTTCGCTCACCGTAAGCACCAATGCGACCTTAGATGCGCAGACTGCATGGTCCGCTGCGAACGCGTCTCTTCTTGCAGCTAATAATGCCCTGACGGCGAATGGGCTGTCTCTCACTTCGACTACCAATGCAGTGTTGGATGCGCAGAATGCTTTGGTGACCGCGAATAACGCCCTGACAATTGCCAACAATGCTCTGGCTACAGCGGGAAACACTTCTACTGCTGACTCAGCCGCAAGCCTTAGCGCATTGCAGGCATTGCAGACTGCAACGACACAATCGTCAGTAAATATTTCAGCTTCGGTGACGCAGCTCGGGGCGCAAGGTGCATTCGTCGCTGACACGCAGGGAAGTCAATATTTTGGGCCGATGAATCAATATCTAGCCCAGATTGCAGCCAATACATTACTGAGTGGGTCACCCGCATCTGCGCCAAGCAGCAAATTCGTATGGTACAATCCTTTCACTTGGTTCCATGAAGGAGGCATTGTTGGTGGCTATGCCCCTGGCGGCATCGTCGGCAACGGGCTCTACAATATCGACAGTGTGCGAGCTCGCTACGCTGGCGGCGGGGATATCCTGCTTGGGGGTGGCGAGGCGGTGACGCGGGCGACATCGGTCAATCCGATGACGATGCCGATGCTCGATCATATCAACCGCAATGGGTCTCTTCCGTCAAATGACAATGGCAAGAATTTTCAGGATCTCGGCAGCACGCTCGTTCGCGCGATGGCCGGTGTGTCGATGGCCGAAACAGGCGCCATGCGGGATAACATCGATGCGCTGCGCTCGGATATTCAGCAGCTTGCGGCTGCAATGAAGACTGACAAGACCAGGCCGCGGGTTCCCGGCACATCGACTATGGTGCGGGCTGCGTAGTTCGTTTTACCTTTTGAAAATTGAATCTCAATAACCCGCCAAGCCCATCAGCTAGGCGATCACCCTTAACCGGAGGCCACGTCTATGGGCATCAGCGACACCACACGAAACAACATTCTCAAGCTGATCTTCAACGCTGTGAATTGGGCGAATGTCGCCGATAACGCCGCTGGAACGCCAGCGACGAATTTTTATCTCGCGCTGCACACCGCTGACCTCGGCAGCGCTGGTTTACAGAACACGAGCGAAGCCGCCTATACGGGTTATGCCCGCATTGCCTCGCCAAGAAACTCCGGCGAGTGGACCGTCACCGGAAACGTTGTGGCCAACACCACTGAAATGTCGTTCCCAATCGCCTCTGCTGGGTCTGAGACTGAAACCTTCGGCTCAATCGGTATGCTGGCAAGCGGCGCCGGAATTGTACTTATATCCGGTGCGATATCCCCGACCATCGTCGTTGTCGCCGGGGTTACTCCAATCTTCACGTTGGCCTCCACCATAACGATTACCTGATCATGGTGAAGACGGTCACGTTTTACGTCGGGTTGGCGCGGCGATCCCATGAAATTGAGATCAGGGGTTACAAACGTCAGCCCTTGATCTTGACTCTTGATGCCACAGCAACGAGTTATGCGAACGCAGCCCCGATTGATTTTGGATGTCCATTTCGGTCGTGGGGCCTGATCGATGGGCTGGCATTGAGCACGTCGATGCAGGGTCCGGTCGTGGCTATCAGCCCATTGTTGATTCCGATGTTCGCCAAGGCCGGTATTTGGTTTAGTTTTGCAGTGGGCGCTATAACCATGAACATCAAATCGATTGACACCATCCCGAATCGTCGGCCGGTATCACTCGCATCTTGATGTTCTTCTCATCGCAGCACGGAGCTCATGCTGAAAGGCCGATGATCTATGTTTAGCATCGGTCCATTTAGCAAATATCCGTTCAGCGATGACGGAAATAGAGCAGGTCCGATCTGGACCGTTTCCGCCGCTGGCACCGCGACCTTCAAGGGATCGAGCGGGGCAGTCTGGTCAACGGCTGGTGTTGGCACCGCAACCTTCAAAGGTTCGCGCGGCGCGGTCTGGTCAACGGCTGGTATTGGCACCGCAACCTTCAAAGGAGCAAAGGGAGGTAAGTGGACTGCCTCCGGGTCGGGGGTAACTAACTGGATCGCTGCACCGGGAGGTAAGTGGACTGCCTCCGGCGTTGGCAGCGCGACATGGTTTGGCTCGCGCGCACCAGCATGGCACGCATCCGGTGTCGGTACTGTAACGTGGTTTGGTTCACGCGGCGCGGTCTGGTCCGCATCCGGTATTGGTGCAACGCATTGGTTAGCCTCACGCGGCGCAATCTGGTCAGTATCAGGCATTGGCACGGCGACCTTCAAAGGGTCGCGCGCCGCAATTTGGTCGGCTACGGGCGCTGGCGCTTTCGTATTCAAGGGCAGTAATGGCGGCAAGTTCACTGCTTCTGGTGCTGGCGCAACGCATTGGTTCGGCGCAGCTGGACCATATTGGCATTGCGGTGGAGTGGGATCGATATTGTTTGGAGGCTCAACCGTTTGGGATCAAACGCTGGAAGACCCCGACGCGATGATTGTCTACACCGCCGAAATTGAGACGTGGACTTTGACGGATAGAGCATGACGCATGGCTGACAGCGACATTACTCTTTCGGTTCCTGTCGTGACCCCCGCAGTTGGTCATAACGACATCGCCTGGACAGTAACCGATCCGCATTGGAACGGACTTATTTATCTCTCGCTCGATCTAGTCGAAGTGTGGGCATCGAGTAGCAATGATCGAAGCACGGCCGCAAGGGTTGCCAATGGTAGCCTGACCGGCACTGTACACTATGGCGTTCAAGAGGAAGCCACTCTTTATTATTGGGCCAGGCCGAAGAATAATTCAGGACAATATGGGGAGTGGAGTCCGGTAGGTTCGACCGCAGGGGTAGCCTGTACTGCAAGAGGAATGACTGGTCTTGCGGTAGGGATGGAGAACGGTCAGATCACCGCAACGGTTGCATCAAACGCCCTCACCATTGCAATCAAGACCGCAGCCGGGAGCGATCCAAGTCCTAGCAATCCAGTGTTCATGGCGTTTCGGAATGCCAACCTCACGGGTGGCAGTTATCAGGTTCGGGCGATCACCGCGGCATTATCGTTAGTGGTGTCGCCAGGATCAACGCTTGGGGTTAGGGCTGGTTGGCCATTCCGATTATGGGTCGTGCTGTTCGATGATGCCGGCACGCTGCGGCTCGGCGTTGTTCTTGCGACCGGAGTAAGCTCGGTTTATTGGCTTGTGGACACTGCGCTTGGCTCTTCCACGGCAGAAGGTGGCGTGGGAGGTGCTGATAGCGAAGCCACCATCTATAGTGGAACGGCAGTAACAGCGAAACCGTTCCGAATTCTCGGCACATTGGATTATGTAGGAGGTCTTGCGGCTGCAGGAACATGGTCGATCGCACCACCTGTAATAGCCCTATTTGGCATTGGCTCTTATCACCCCGGTGCGATCGTAGCGTCCGGCAAAGAGATGATCCGTGGTGGAATCACTACCACTAATCTGTTCCCAATCACAGGTTCCATACCGACCACAGCGGATGGTATTGAAATCTATGCTCTGACTATCGTTCTCACTTCGCCCATTAACAAAATCGAAATCGAATTCTATTTTAATTTATTTCACAGCGTCGGCAGTCCGGTTTCGATTGCGGTGTTTCGAAATTCTGAAGTCAATGCCATCGCTGTCGTCTGTGGAATTGCAAACACCGCGACATCGATGATGTTAAGTTTTGTCGACAATCCGAACGCGGGATCTGTCACCTATAGGTTTCGCGGCGGCGGCAGCTTAGCTGGGACGTTCTATGCGGGATCGCCCACGCTCTATGGCGGAATACTGGCAAATTATATAAGCGCCAAAGAAATCGTAGCATGAGCAATCGCATGGTTGCTGGATACTTGCGATCTCGTTGCCGGAGGCATTGGCTTCGCTAAACTGGAAGATGACGATTCATGTTTAGCATCGGCCCCTTTAGCAGATACCCGTTCAGCGATGACGGAAGTCGATTACCTCTCGGTAGTGCGCTTTGGATTGCAGTTGGCGTCGGCACAGTTACTTTCAAAGGAACACCCGGCGACGGCTGGCATGCGGTTGGCGTCGGCACAGCGGCCTTCAGTGGCCGCGGCGGTGCCTTAAAACTCTACGCGGCGACAAACCAGTTTGCTACTTTGCCAACAGATATTTTGCCTAGCCAACCATTTCGCGGAACGTTGGGAAGCTATTCCTTCCAACGTTCGATCCTCGGCACCGAGATCGGAAAATTTACTGCGGGCAGCGGGACTCTAGTGATTTCGAACGTCGATGCGTTTTATGATTTTCTGCCGCAATATTATACGGTTGATGCGCGCCAGATTGTGCTGCGCGTGACGCGGAAAGACGGCTCCTACAACGATGCTTTTCCATTTGCAAAGATTACATCGACCGGGTTGAATGTAGACACCACAAGCGTAACAATCACGCTGTGCGATTACGGCTACAAACTCACCGTACCGATGCAGCCAAATTTGTACGGAGGTACAGGTGGGGCGGATGGTGGGGCCGATCTAGCTGGTAAGACAATCCCGATGGTGTTCGGGGTTGCTCTTAATATTTCGCCGCCGCTCGTGGTTTCTAATTTATTGATCTATCAGGTCAATGACGGATCACTTCAAGATATTAACGCCGTCTACGATTATGGTGTGCCGCTAACTTTCGAAGCGGACTATGCGACCTACGCCTTGCTCGCGGCGGCAACGGTAGCCCCAGGGAATTTTGCGACCTGCTTGGCACAGGGTTATTTTAGGCTCGGCAGTACGCCGTCAGGAACGATCACGGCCGATGTCGATGGAGATAATTCGGACGGCTATGTGGTGACGACGGCGGACATCGTTCGCTGGGCTGTTCGTAGGCGGACAGTTCTTATCGATCCTGATGATCTCTACGTTCCGTCATTTACTGCGTTGAATTCCGCACAGCCGGCTCCGATCAACTACTGGATCGGCCCAAATGATTCACTGATGGTCTCCGACTTCATCTCAAATATCATGGGCGGCATTGGAGGGTGGGGAGGGCTTCGCCGCGACGGAACGTTTGAGGTTAGGATATTCGAGGCTCCGGCTGGTGATCCGATAGCACGCTTTAATCGCAGAGATATTTTGGGAAACGATATTGTTCGTGAGCAATTGCCATCCGCCTATCTGCCTCCACCATGGCGCTGGCGCGTACCCTATCAGCAGTCATGGACGGTGCAGACAAACTTGGTGGGGGGTGCAAGCGATACACAGCGGGCCTTTGTCGCACAACCCTATCGATTGGCGGGATCGTGGGACGCATCAATCAAGGCCGACCATCCATTTGCTCAAGACCCGGCTCCGATTCAGGCATATTTTTCGTTTCACTCTGATGCAGTAGCGGAGGCATCACGTCGTCTTGATCTATTCAAGTCATCGCACAAGATTTACACCGCAACACTACCGCGCCGCGCGCTTCGGCTTAATCTTGGCGATGTCATTGAAATCACGCATGAGCGACTTGATCTGGCTCAAGGCCGCTTAATGGCGGTCGTCGAGATCAACGAAGGCGTTACCTTCGGTCCCGGTCAACTCGATACGGTCACGGTGAAAGCCTATGGCTAATGCCGCAATCGTAATCAACAATTTAGCCGACGTCGGGACAATAGGTGCGTCGAGCGCGGTAGTGACTATGTCGACGGCTAATCTGTTGACGCCGCACGTCTCCGAACGCTGGCGCAGTCAGTTAGGAACGGCATGGTTTGTGCTCGATCTCGGTTCATCTCAGTCCGTTGATACCGTGATGCTTCGAGGAATGACGCTTGGTGCGTCTAGCACGGCGCGGGTGCGGTTATCTTCGAGCGACAGCACGGGCGCTGCTGGTGATGTTTCAGACAGTGGATCGTTGACCTCGGGAGCATCCACTTATTTCGATCTGGATTATGGCGCGCTGGTCTATCTGTTATCAGCACCAGCGAACTGCCGCTATGTTCGCATCGATCTCACTGATCCGGATGCGGCTTACGTCGAAGCGGGCGCATTGCTTGCGGGTCTGCGCGAGCAATTCGATGTTAATTTTTCGGTTGGTTCCGGGATCACCACGATTGATCGCAGTCGCAAGGCATCGAGTTCCGGCGGACAAACGCTAACCTGGAACGACAATCAGTATCGCCAGATCGCCTTGACGTTTGATTGGATCAACGCGACACAGCGCTATGGCGTGCTTGAGCGCATGTTGCGGGTCAATGGCACACATAAGAACGTGCTTCTGATCACTGATCTCGCCAGCACCAATCTCGCTCGGGATTCCATCTTCGGTTTGGTTTCTAGCCAGACCCCGGTTGCTTATCTGGCCTTACCCGATCTATTCAGCCAACAACTCACAATTGACGAGAGGCTCTAATGGCAGCTTATGTCGCGCCCAAAGATCGCGTAATGGAACATTCGACCTCGAACAGCCAAACGGTGTTCGCCGTAACCGGGGCCATCGATACGTCGTATAATGCTTTCAGCGCGAGCATGAGCGTGAACGATTGGACGATCGGATGCGTCGTCGAGCCTGGTGTGGCGTTCGCCAGCGGCATTCTCACCTATAGTGCCACCAACCAGATCACCATCAATTCCACTGGCTTTGAAAGCAAGGGGACATTCAGCAGCAGCGGCACCAAGGATGTGTTCATGGGGATGCCGGCAAATGCGGCGGCAGCCCTCTTAGACGCGCTCGCCTACAATGGTATGCAGGTCAACGGCTCAATGGACGTGAGCCAAGTTAATGGAACGACCGTCGTTGCGTCTGGATATGTGGTTGACGGATTTACTTTAGAGATTAGTGGTTCACAGGTCGTATCAGCCGCGCAAGTCGCTGACGCCCCTCCGGGCTACAGCAACTCGATCAAAGTCACTGTTAGCACGGCAAACGCCTCCCCAGGTGCTGGTGATTTAGTTGACATTCACACGTCGATTGAGGGCTATCGGGTTTCGCGGTTGGCCTTTGGCGGCGCATCTGCGCAATCTGTTTCCATTGGGTTCTGGACTAAGATACATCGGACGGGAACTTACTCAGGCTCAATCCGCAATAGCGGATGCAATCGCTCTTATCCGTTTTCTTTCACACAGAACGTGGCGGATACTTGGGAGTTCAAGACTGTCACTATTCCTGGGGACACTACTGGAACGTGGCTTACAACGAATGGGATCGGGTTGGTGCTGGCGGTCTCTATGCTGGCTGGCACTACGTATCAAGGAACCGCAAATGCTTGGGCCGCAGCAGACTATTTAGGGGTTACAGGTGCCACCAACGGGGTCGCTAACACCTCCGATGTGTTCCAGATCACGGGCTTCATTGTTCTTCCTGGCATTGAGCTTCCGTCTGCTACCCGCACGCCGTTCATCATGCGGCCGTTCGACCAGGAATTTATTTTGTGCCAGAGATATTACGAAACTACATTTGATTACGGAACGGCAATAGGTACCAGTACAGTGAATGGCTGGGTAGATTATACATTCGGGGCGTTGTCGACGGGAGAGTTTAGAGTGTGTATGCCGTTTGTCGTTGGCAAACGCGCGGCGCCCTCTATGTCATTTTACGACAACGCGGGCAACGCGGGTAAGTGTTACCGGGGCGGCTCAAACAAAGCGCTGACGTTGTACACCATTGGGCTGAAGCGATTTACCGTCGGAACGATCGACGCGACCTCCGCAAATGAATTTGCTTTCCATTTTGCCGCCGACGCGAGGTTCTAATGTACCAGCTCACAGAGACAGATGTGGTCATTCGGCTCTCCGACGGAGTCTCGATCCCGAACGATCCGGCCAACCGCGACTATGCCAAATATGAGGCTTGGCTCGCCGCTGGCAGCACTCCGGTCCCTTACGTTCCACCACCCGCGCCAAGGCGACTCGTGCCTAAATCTCTGATTGTTGATCGGCTCAACACCACTGGAAAACTCGCCGCCGCCCAAGCCGCGCTCAATGCCAATCTTTACGTGCGCGAGCGTTGGTACGCCGCCGATAAGCCGGCCATCTATGCCGATGACCCGGAAGTGCTGGCGCTGCTGACTGCTATCGGGGCCGATCCAAATGTGATCCTGGCTCCGGACTAGCCCAGGCATAGTTTTGTTTTCCTTTCGCGGTGCTTAGCGCCGAATACACGAACCTATTGCAGATCATGAAGGTGACGCGATGATCACTCTTGCATTAATGCAACATCTATGGCCGAACGGGAATAAGAAAATCCCTGGTCTAATCGAAGGCACCGTCGCCACGGCTCCGGCCGTGTTCGCCAAGTATGGCTTCAATAACGATCTGGTCATCGCCCACGCCATGGCGCAGTTCTCACACGAGTGCGGCGCTGGTTTGGAGATGGTCGAGAACACCAATTACACCGCCGCACGCGCTTGTGCGGTGTGGCCAAATCGTTTTCACAGCGAGGCGGACTGCTACGCCAAGGTTGGTTCATTTGCCGGCGATCCACAGTTCCACACCAAGCTGATCGATCATGTCTATGGCGGGAGAATGGGCAACGCGCCTTACCCGTCGCATGATGGATCAAACAACGTCGGGCGCGGGTTCAGTCAGATCACCGGCCACGATGGTTATCTTGCGGTAAAGAATAAGACCGGGATCGATCTGATCGGCCATCCAGAATACGCCAGCGATCCGAGATACGCACTCGAATGCGGCGTCGCCGATCTCGTTATCTGCGGCTGTCTGCCATACGCGCAAAAAGATGATCTGCTCGGGGTGTCATCGATGCTCAATGTCGGGCATCTGGTATCCGATCCAGCCAAGGTGGTCGGGTACAATGAACGCAAGATTTGGTTGGCGCATTGGAAGAAGGATTTGGCCGATCCTCAATTCCGCTCCGCCGCACAGGCAGAGCAGCCAACAGCAGCCGCGCCCGCTCGGGTGCTCGCGCATACGCCTGAATTAGTGCTGCCGCCGGCGCCTACTGTCGCGCCTGACGCGCCGCCTTCACCCAAGAAGTCCGAGAGCTTCTTGGGACGTCTGTTGGCGGCCGGTGAATATCACGTCGGCGGCTGATTCCATCTTTCATCTTCAAGGCCACAACGAAAGGACTATGCGATGAATATCGAGGGCAATTTCATCATCGATGCCGGCTTGCTGATTGTCGGTGCCGTGATCTGGCATTTCATCCACAAGGGTGCGACCGCGTTCTCCAGCGGCATCAAGACGGCGTTCGCAACCGACATTTTGGCGCTGCAAGCAGACGTTGCCGGCCTCAAGAGCAAGGTAACGACGGTTCAAACCGCCGTGACGCATGTTGCCTCTACGGCAGCGGTTGCTGCGACCGGGGGAACGACCGTGGCCGCTGCAGCAGTTGCCGCGCCGCCCGCCATTCCAGCCGTCGCCGCAATCATAAATCCCCCTCTTGCAGCGTAAGCGGCATGGGCAAGTTCCTCGGCGGTCAAAAAGTCGGCCCCACCCTTATCTCGGTGTTGGTCGTGGTTGGCTTCGTGACGGTGCTTGTCCTGATGATTGTTCGCCCGGTCGCGCTCGACGCGACCGTGGCGGACATCCTGAAGATTCTGATCGGCACGCTGGCCGCCAAATTCGGCGACGTGGTGCAGTATCACATTGGCGACACGGCTGCATCGAAAGAGAAGACGACAATGGTGCGCGATCTCGCGTTGCAGACGCCGCCGCCGGACGCTGATCCTAAGCCGTAAAAGGGATAATATAATGAGCATCCTCGATTGGTTCAGCCCATCCGCCCTAGCGGCAAAACTCGTCGGCGCGATCGGCGGTCAGGTGGCTGGTGCTGTCCTCGGCTATCACAAAGATACCCTTGATGCTGCCAATACTCACGATCGCATCAATGCTGATCTCGCTCAGCGCGAGCTAGCTGTGCAGGACACCGAGACCAAGGTGCAGGCACAGCTCAAGATCGCGGAAGTCGGTCATCCGTGGGAGCCTGAGAAGCTGTTCGCCTATGTAGTGTTGATATATTTTGCCAAGTCGATTGTGTGGGACAAAGTGATTGGAAGTCTAATGGGCCATTCATGTTATCGGGGCGAGTGCAGCGTCTTTAATACTGATGCCATCACCAGCGATCTGCTGACATGGACCGGAATGATTTTCATATTTCTGTTCAGCAAGCGCGGCATCGAAAATGTCGTGCGCATCATCAAGAGGTGAGCCATGCCCATGGTTGACGTCATTGTCGTCATTGTAGGTGGCTTCCTGTGCTGGCTAGCCCTCGAAATAGTTGTGCGCCGGCGCGAGGCCCGCAACCCGCAATCTCGGATTCAGCCAGCCATCCCCACCAAGGGCCCACGCGACGCGCGCGGCCGTTTCTGCAAGCGGTGACACGATATGCAAATCAACGTCGACAAGATTGCCGAAAGTACGGCGAGCCGGGCACTGTCTCGTCTCGCCATCATTCTCATGTTTCCGCTGCTCGGGTTCATCGGCTGGATGGTGCAGCATGAAATTTCGATATTGGAAGGCGCTAATAAGACGCTCGAAACTGCAATGACGGAACGCAGCAAGGTTCTGTGGGACCAGGTTGGCAAGATGACCACCGTACAAAACGACACGGTGAATAAGCTGACGATGGTGGGTACCCGCTTCGACGACCACGCAAAGGACGATGATAAGTTCTCTTCGAACGTCACCGACTCACTTAAGAACATCGCACAGCAATTGCGCGACATTACAGTTTCATCGGCGCGGGTTGCGCCAGTGGCCCCGGCTGCAACTGCGCCAGCAGCAACTCCGAAACCATAGGTCATTTAATGAGCCCAGGATTTATGACCTACTGTCGAAATCGGTTATTCGAGTTGGTGATGACCCTCGCGATGCTTGGGATGGCCTTTGAGATCGCCATCTGGCCCAATGCCGTTGGTGCTAGTTCATTTCGGTTGATGCTTCTCGTTATCAGTCCTTTGAACATTGGCATGTTCTTCACGGTGTTCGGATTGTTGCGCATCACTGCTCTGATCGCCAATGGAAGTTGGCCCGATCATGGTCCGCGCCTGCGGGCAATGGGTGCTGGGGCTGCTGCGTTGATGTGGGGCCAGATGTGCGTCGCTCTTGTGATGTTGATCCCACAGAATAACGGCATCCCTTCGCCTGGTATAGCGTTGTATTTTTTTCTCACCATCGGAGAATTAGTCTCCTCATACCGCGCGGTAAGCGATGCCAGACCTGGGAATTGATAAACTTGGCCCTTTTCCTCTTTTGCAGCTTGCCGCTGCAATGGTGATCCTTGCTGGACTTGCGGTTGCGGTTTATCGCGGAACGCGCGACCGCAAGCTTTCGGCAGATCAGTACTCCATGCCGGGTAGTGCCCGTTGGTACTTTGACGGGCCACTGAACGCAGCACTCGAAACTCTGCGCGACACATACCGAGTCATGTGCAACATCGATCATCAGGTTGCAACGTTTGGGGAACTGTTCCGCACTCATATACGTTTACTCGATGAAATTAAAGCCGAGATACACGACATCAGAAATACGAAGGATCGACGACGCTAACGAAGGAGGCCCCTATCTCGGCGGCGGCCTCGTTCTTTAATTCCCTTCACATTCCCTGAAACTGACAAACGCCCATAGGAGGTGGACGAAAGCTATTTGAACATCAACAACGACCTGGAGAGACACCATGAAGTTTTCTGTCATGGCGGCCCTACTTGCCGTCGCCTTGCTCACAGTAGCAACGTCCGCCGAAGCGCGGAACTATCGACACCGTCACCACGCCGCGCGCATCCAAGCAACTGACGCCAACGGCAACCGCGCGAGCGGGATGGTCACCGTCGACGTCGCTGGTGGCCACCGAATCACGGTGTCTCAGGCTTTCGCCGAGCCGATAACGTCGCTGATTGCCGATCTCGACGCCCGAGGTTATCGGTTCACCCGCATCAAGTGCTTCGCAAATCACGGGGAAGGCCACCACAAGAGCCGGTCGAACCACTGGACCGGCGACGCCTGCGACTTCTTCGGCCAACACCCGCCAGCTCAGCTCGTGCGCGAACACGGATTGAGAAGTGGGCGCGACTTCGCCGATAGCATGCACGTCGACAACGCCCACAACGTCGGCGGCGTCGCCTTCTGGAACAGCGTGAAGCACCGGCACTACGCGGCGGTAGGTAGATCGACGAGATCCTACGCCGCGCATCGCCATCATCATCGAAGGTACGCAAGCCGATGAGGGACCGATTGAAAGGAAAGACATTCGGGTTCCTGACCGCCCTATCGCGGTCACCCCGCAGAACGAAGGCGCGGCAAAGCTACGAGTTATGCCGCTGCATCTGCGGAAATGAGATCGAGGTCCGTTGCGACACGCTCGCGAATGGTAACTCGCGTTCCTGCGGGTGCCTCCGGCAGCTCTCCTCGGTCGGCCGCGTGAAGAAGATCGGGCGCGACGCAAGCGGTCACTTCTTGGCCGTCGCGATCTTCGCCGGGTTTGCCGCCGTCCTCGGGCTACTACTGATCACCTATCCGGTACACGCCCAGGACAACTGGATCGGTCGCGGCGCTGTTCACAGCGCAGCCGGGGAGTGGTGCTGCGGCATCGCGGACTGTGGCGTGTTCCAAGGGCCTGTCCCGGTAACCTCGCAAGGCTATCGGCTGAAGGGTGTCGTCAGGATGCAATCGAATGGTGGATGGCTCGACCCTGTGGACGAGACTGTTCCATTCAGTGAGGCACAGGTCTCGCCGGACGGAGCATTCTGGCGATGCAAGAAACCGGATGGATCGCGGCGGTGTTTCTTCGCTCCCCCGCCGGGGAGTTAAGCATGGGGCAAGCCGGCAAATACCTGCGCAAAACGACAAGCGGCTATGCCCATTATTGTCCGGGCTGCGAACTGCTTCACGCTTTCGCCGTCGACAAGCCATTCGATAACGGGTCGCGCTGGAGCTTCGACGGCAATCTGGAAAAGCCGACGTTTTCGCCCAGCATGAATATCGGCAACAACTGGTGCCACTACACACTGACGGCAGGCATGCTGAAGTTTGTCGAAGGCTGCCGTGGGCACAAGCTGAGCAATCAAACCGTGCCACTGCCGGAGCTGCCGCCTGAGGATCGTGACTAGATGCGAGAAGGCAAGCGCGACGCGCCGTGTGTGATCGTGGACGATCTGCCTTTCAATGCGCCGGCTGGGCACACGATGTTCCACCGTCACGATGACGGTACTGTTCTTGGATTGACGTTCGGCTGCCCGTGCGGCTGCGGTGCTCACCATGGCGGCAGGTTCACTGGTATTGAAAAACCATGGGGCTTCGACGGCAACATGGAGAAGCCGACAGTGACCGGTTCGTTTGGTTGCCACCGTAGCTATCGGGAGCAACCTTGCGGCGCAGATGGTTATCACTGGCATGGCTTTCTCCGCGCTGGTAGTTTCGAGGAATGCTGAACTCAGTTTCGTGTCGCAACTGCGAAAGATGGTGCTGAACCTTCGATAAGAAGATCGTCGGACCCGGGGGCAGTACCCGGCGCCTCCACCCGGACTGTGTGTTGGTTACTGCTCTCATTCCCGCTTAAGCCGCTCGGTGAGAGTGATCCTTCGGTGACGTTGGATTCAGCGCACAGTCTCGGCGGGGGCGACATAGGATCGACGGCGCTCGGATGATCGAAGCTGTACTCGGCGTGACCTGCCGCGATCGGTCAAAATACCCGCCAACGACAATCAGTTGGTCGGTCAGGAACTGCGCCTCGCGGCGTAAGTGCTGATCCGAGTTTGGCCGTTTTCTTGGGAAAAGAAAAACGGCCGCTCATTCCAGTTTGTCGCATGGAACTAAATGACAGAACGTATAATCACAGGCGACTCCAGGATGAGGATGGGCGAATTTGGTCCATTCGACCTCATTATTGCAGATCCGCCCTATGGGGATACGTCGCTGAAATGGGACACGCGGATCGAGGACTGGCCGCATCGCACCATCGAAATGCTTAAGCCCAACGGCTCTATGTGGGTCTTTGGGTCAATGCGATATTTCCTGGATCAGGGTTTGATCTTTGCCGCCGCTGGCTGGAAACTGGCGCAAGACTTGGTTTGGGAGAAGCACAACGGGTCCGCTTTCCATGCAGACCGCTTCAAACGGGTGCATGAGAATATCATTCAATTCTATCGCAGCATCGATTCGTGGTCATCCATCTACAATGAAGTGCAGACCACGCCGGATGCGGTCCATCGATCTGTGCATCGGAAAAAGCGCCGGCCAGCGCATCTAGGGCAAATTCAGACCGCAGCCTACCATAGCGAGGATGGTGGTCCGCGCATCATGCGATCGGTAATTTTTATGCCGTCGATGCACGGTCACGCCATTCATCCAACCGAAAAGCCGTCCGATCTGATCGAGATTTTAATTCGAACTTCATGCCCGGTTGGCGGCCTGGTCGGCGACCCCTTCGCCGGCTCTGGCGCTGCGGGCGAAGCCGCATTACGCGCCGGTCGTGAATATCTCGGGTGTGAGATTGATCCGGTGATGGCTCTCAAGGCGAATGACCGCCTTAGGCAATTGCTGCCGCTAAATTGAACGCTTGCTGCATCGCGTCAATCTCCGAACCAGCCCGCCGCCTGGATGCCCCGGGTGTGCGGGCTTTTTCGTTTGCGCCCGCCGGCGTCGGCCACTCTCGTTGGGTGTTTTTTGCCCGGGATCCAGGTATAGGCTAGGCCGCGAAGCGGAAAAGCCCGGTTTCCTGGCGTTGACAACGTCCGTAGCGGGCCCCCGCTACCAGCACACAAAAATACATTATAAGTCATATAGTTATAGA